GGGAAAGCTTTCGGACACGCAGAAAATCGTTCACGCACAACTTATCAATGCAGGATACTGCGTGAAAGTGTGCAGGTCATTTGAAGAATTCACGCAAACAATTAAAAAATACTTAGAGCAATGAGCATCACGAAAAACAAATACATGAGTGCGCTTCAGTATATCTGCGCACAACCAACTTTCCATTCAAAGATTACCATGCGCCTGTTCAAGGTTAGCAATAACTTCCTTACAGCAGGCAAAGAGCTTGGCTTGTTCAAGAAGGTAGGCAAAAGCGAATACAAGTGGAACTTATCGCGACCGCCTTTGATGAGTGATGTGCAGGATATCCAAGTGCGTGTTCGGTCTTATACGCAGACGCATCGACTAAAAGCAAAACCATCACCGCAGCTAAAGCTCAAACCTCTTCGCAAAGCACCTGCACCTGCGCCCATGTCCGTAAACGCAGAGCCTGAATGCGACACTACCAATAGCAAGATGCTGTTGATACTTGGCGCAGGATTGCTCATCGGGTTTATGATTGCCACAATTATTTGGAAGTAGAGATAGTTTGACTATCTTTGCAACGCTAGTTCGTATGAAAACATTTTTAAATCCCATCTTCACTGCATTGCCATAAGCCATTCGGCTACGGACTAGCCTTTGCATGTGAGGGTGGGTATTTAGTTTCATGTATTATGACTATAAGAAATTTGCGGCGTATCCATACCCAAATAGATTTAGGGATTTAAAACGTCAAAACTTTGTTCAAATAGATCGCATTAACGGTGCTATTTTTATCTCATCTTATAGAGATACTGATGGCGAAGGTGTCCATGTCTTGATGACCGATTACGAAGCAAATCAAATGCTGCTTCATCTTCAAAAATTACTTAATGAAAAATAATGGCTATTCATATTCGCGTGCATGGTTTGACTATGCATTTGAACACCCGGAGCAGGTGACTGCTTCGCATGGTATCTTGTATCTATGGCTCGTTGAGATAAATAATCGATTGGGGTGGGTTGACATCTTCCAAATTACAGCCAGTGAGTGCATGCAAGGTATGGGATGCAAAAGCTACAATACATACAAGAAGTGTTTTGACCAACTTGTTGAATGGGGCTTTGTTAAGGTGGTAAAGAAGGCAGTCAATCAACACCAATGCAACATAGTTGCTCTATCAAAATTTGACAAAGCAAGTAACAAAGCACTTGACAAAGCACTGATGAAGCACTTGACAAAGCAAAGTGAAAGCACAGTACAAAGCAATGTTGAAAGCAACTGCGACATTCATAAACAAGTAAACAATAAACCACAAACCATAAACAATAAACGTAGTGCATTCGCACCCCCAAACGAAAATGATGTTTACAATTTTATGGGTGAGTATTCAGTACAAAAGCACATGCAGTGGACTGATGAAAAAATAAACACCGAGGCCGCGAAATTTTTTAACTACTACGAAGCCAATGGATGGAAGCAAGGTCGCAATCCGATGAAGGATTGGAAAGCGTCCGCACGCAACTGGATGGTAAATAACTCTAAATTCGACAACTCAAATAACTCAAAAAACATAATTCAAGATGAAAGAGCAAAGCGCATTAGCGAACTTGAAGAGTTCCGCAAGCAATACCGAAGTGCAATTGCACGAGATTTTGGCACGGAAAACATCACCAACCCTAGCTGAAATTCGCAAGGATAAAAATCAGCAGGCAACGGTTAACATCATGGTGGCAATGATGGATATGTGCCAACAATACTTTAACCTGCAACAGCCAATGAACGCACAACAACTTGCGCTTACAGCTGAGTTAATGCTTGAAGATTACTACTACCTGAGAGTGGATGAGCTGCAGGTTTGTTTCCGCATGGCAATGAAGGGTGAGTTTGGTCCAGTGTATAACCGAATAGATGGGCAGATATTCTTTGAATGGATTCGTAAGTTCATGACCAAAAGACAAGCGATCAGTGAGCGCATTAATTTGGAAAAGCAAAGCAGCAACAACATCTACGAAATGTTCCAACACCCACAGGTGCTTGAGGCTATTCAGCAGACAGCGGACAAGTTGAAGATTGAAGAAGCACCGGCACAAGAAGTGAAGCGCATTGCACCAACTGCATTTGAGCAATTGTTGATGAAGGAATACGATGCGCTGCCGCAATGGAATAACGACATGCGATTTAGGGTTTACAAGAACACACCATACCAGTTCAACGAGTACCGCAAGGAGCGTTACATGGAAGAGATTAACAAGCAAAATGAATACTGATGACGCATACAAGTTATCTTGATAAAATCACTTATGCGGTAAAGTTCAAATGTCCTTCATGCGGTTGCAAAGAATTTGAGCGACCGATTGATGAATTGTTACAGCTAACATTTCTTGAAGGATATTTTGAGTGCGTTAATTGCGCTGAGGAATTTAGCTACTACGCTGAAGCTTTTACCTTGCAGTCTTTAACACCTACAAAACCACAACTAACTTTATTTTAATGAAAGACTACGACAAGCAGCGCGAAACCGAACTACTACGCAAGTTGTTTGTGTTAACAGCTAAACGCAGTATGCGTCCTGCAATGAGTGATAATATGGCAATGCGTCTTATCTTTGAAGAGTTACTTCTACTAACGGACAAAGATGAATACAGGCTATGACAATAGGCGAATTGTTTGATAGGTTGGCTGATTATCCTGATGAGATGGAAATCTTTATAGGCTTCATCGACATCCACAGCATCTACCTTGAGCAGTTCGAGATAATTGAAACGACCGATTTAAACGGAAATAAAACCATCGCACTGATGGTCGATGACATCGCAATAATTAACAATTAATACAATGAGTAACTACCAAATGCAAGAGGGACAGTTCACCCTATTCAAGAACAACAAGACAACTAACAACGCACCTGAATACACAGGTGAGATTATGGTGAATGGCAAGAAGATGCGACTGGCTGCATGGGTCAAAGAAGGCAAGAGCGGCAAGTTCTTTAGCGGCAAGATGTCCGAGCCTATGCAACAACGCCCACAAGAAGACGATTCACAAGGCACAGGTGATTTGCCGTTCTAAAAAGGATTAGTCAGGTGGCGAAATGGTAGCCATAAGAGAAGCAGGAGGCAGTAACGGACTAATAGCTGCTTAACAGGTTCGACTCCTGTCCTGACTACAGAAGGTGTCAACCCGAAACATTGAAAGAAAAAGTTGATGACGGCTCGGAAAGACGAGCAACATGGTCATATGGCAGAGTGGCTTAATGCTGAGCATACATAGAGTGGATGGGTGGTTTGTATGGAACCGACATTGTACCCATTTGCCCACAGGTTCGACTCCTGTTGTGACTACAAAAGATTATGATAGAATACCTGCCGAAACAAAACGAAGCACTGCGTGTGTTGGGTAATTCACACCCGGCACGTGTGGTGCTTTTCGGTGGTGCAGCAGGCGGAAGTAAGTCATTCATTGGTTGTGCATGGCAAATAAGCCGCAGGTTTAAGTATCCAGGCACGCGAGGTCTGATAGGTCGCAGCAAGTTGGATACGTTAAAGAAGACCACGCTGAAGACATTCTTTGAGGTAGCGCAGATGTTTGGTCTTGCACCCAACGAACACTACACCATTAACAATCAAACGCACGTTATCACCTTTAGCAATGGCAGTGAGATAATCCTGAAAGACTTGTTTGCTTATCCGAGTGACCCTGAATTCCACGCACTCGGTGGACTGGAGTTGACTGATGCGTATGTAGATGAAGCTGCGCAGGTATCAAAGAGGGCAATTGACATATTGCAATCGCGCATCCGTTTTAAGCTACGCGAATTTGATTTACAACCGAAGATGCTACTTACCTGCAATCCGTCCAAAGGATGGCTTTACAATGAGTTTTACGCACCACACAAAGCAGATAACTTAGCGCAGCACCTTGCGTTTATACCATCGCTACCGACCGATAACCCACACCTACCTGAAAGCTACATCGAAACACTTGAGCGGTTGCCCGAAATAGATAGGCGAAGGCTGCTGTATGGTGATTGGGAATATGACGAGAGCGTAGACAACCTGTATCAATACGATGATTTGGTGCGCTGCTTCCGGGAAGAAGAAGCCAAAGGTGAAAAGTTCATCAGTGCGGACATCGCACGACTTGGAAAAGACCGCAGTGTGATTTGCGTGTGGCATGGTTTGCAGTTAATGGAGATTCACGAGCTGCGCAAGCAACCAATTACAACTGTTGTCGCTACCATTCGCCAGTTGTGCGACAGGCATGCTATCAAATTAAGCAATGTGATCTGCGATGAAGATGGTGTAGGTGGTGGTGTGGTAGATAGCTTGAAATGCCGAGGCTTCCTTAATGGTGGCAGAGCCAAGCAATCGGATAAGTTCACCAATCAAAAGGCAGAGTGCTATTTCAAGCTTGCCGAATTGATTGAGCAGAACAAAGTAATCTTCAAGGTGAATCA